AGAATATGAATTAGTACAAAACCTTAAACAAAAGATTCAAGATGGTATTTTTAATTTAGCCGCTCTGTTCCCAGATGTTAATTTTGAAGATCATGGTAGTTATTGGAAAATTAATTGTCTATTTCATGAAGAGACTAAACCAAGTATGGCAATTTATAAGAACTCTTTAAAATTTGAAGATTTCCATGATAGTCAATCTTATAGCATAGTCGAAGCATTTATGAAAGTTCATGAACTTAATAAAGGTGATGCGATTAATAAAATTGCTGATTTAGCTGGAATTAAATTCAAGAAAGCTGATCGTAAAGAATTTGAAAAAATGGAAATGGATGAACTAATTGAAGTTCTTATTGATAAAATTAATCAAGATGATTATGTTTATTATAGATTAGCTAATAAAAATAGAGCTTGTATTATTAGACATATTGATTCTGGAGAAGTTTATTCCTTTGATGGTATGGTAATGTTAGCAAATCATGTTCTTAGTAATCAATTAAATGTTACGGATATTGATTTTGAGTTTCAAAAAGAATTTGCCAGAGCTTTTGAAAGAAAAGTTCTTATAGAAGCATTTGAAGAATTTCAACCAGGTAAACCAACAGTCTTCCAAAGAAACTTTATTAAGTTTGTAAATCTTTGGGTACCAAGTAAAAATTATGAAAAAGCTCATTCAGCTAATGATACTCTAAAAGAAGAATTTCCAGATCAATTAGAAGTACAAGATACTATTATTATGCTTAAAGAGAAAACTCCTTGGACATATAAATATATTCTTCAACTGGTACAAAGAGGGGATTTAGGATGGTTTATTAACTGGTTAACTGCTACAGCTAATCATTACGTTCTTCCAACTATTCCAGTATTCTTTGGTGTTCCTGGAGCTGGTAAAAACTTATTTGTAAGTACTATTTTAGAATGGTATATAAATTCAGAGTTTACTAAAATTCTTAGTACTGATAGACTTATGTCAAATTTTAATAGTATTTTAGAAAGTTGTTCTTTAATGGTATTAGATGAGGGTGATTTCAGCACTCAAAAAAGTAATGATGCTCTGAAATTAATCACTGGGTCCGACAAACTTCTTATTGAAAAGAAAGGAGTTGATACACAATCAAAAACTAAAAAATTAAATATAATGATGTTTAGTAATGGTCAGGTACCAGCAAGACATCCAAGTTCTGATAGACGTATGGTTTATTTTAATTCCGAAATTACTTTATTAGAATTAACAGAATCCCTTGGATTAAGTATTGAACAATTCATAAGTAATGTTAAAGAAGAATTAGAAATGTTTTGGGCAATTATCTTAAATAATAAATTAGATAAGCCAAAAGCTATGACAAATCTTAAGAATGCCACTTTTTATACACAAATTCTCAAAATGCACCCATTTGGAGAATTAGTACTTTTAATGTTAAAGGGAGAATGGAAAGATATTGGATTACAACTTAATGAAAATGTCTCGGATCCAATAATGATGAAAAATAATCTTGAATTATTGGACCAAATTAAGGATCAATTTTCAAAAAGTGGTAATATTTCATTAACTCTTATTAATAGATATTTGCAAAGTCTTAATTTTAAAGTAAGTACAAGTGTTCAAAGATTCTTAGCTAATAATAATTTAGAATTTTTTGGAATTAGTATCGAAATAAAAAATAGCGAGGTCGTTTTGGTTATTGATAAAAAGAAACTTGAAAAATCTCTAAGTTCTTCTAATATTATTTTAGAAGAGATCCCAGAGATTACTAAAAAGATTAAAAGAGTTCAGACTAAAATTAAAAAAATGAATCCTTTAGATACTTTAAGTGCAGGTGAAAATTTAATAGCAGAGGAAGAAGTTCATTATGAGGAAGAGAAAAATAATCTTTCTTCGGGTTCGTTAGGTTCGTTAGGTTCGCAAAATATTCCAGAACCTCCAAAATTAAAACCTATTGAGTAATTTCAATGGGTTTTAAATTAACTCAAGAAGAAGTTCTAGAACGTTTTAAGAAAGTCCACGGGAATAAATACGATTATAACAAAGTCCGTTATAAAAATACTAGTACTAAAGTAGAAATAATATGTCCAAAGGAAAATCATGGAAGTTTTTGGATTAAACCAAATGATCATATTGTTTCTAAAGTTGGTTGTCCAAAATGCAATAAATTTCGCAAAAAAACTAAAAACGAACATATAGAAGATTTTAAAAAAGTACACTCTAATAAATACGATTACTCAAAAGTACATTTCGTTAATACCAATACCAAAGTAGAAATTATTTGTCCGGAACATGGGAGTTTTTTTCAAAAACCAAATAGACATAAGATGGGAGCTGGTTGTCCAAAATGCGGGGAATTATCGAAGGTTAAAAAAAGAAAATTGTCTCTAAATGAAGTTATAAAAGATTTTAAAAAAGTTCATTCTAATAAATACAATTACTCAAACGTTAATTATATCAATACCGAAACGCCAGTAAATATCGTATGTAAACAATGTGGTAATTCTTTTTGGCAGAAGCCTAGTGTTCATAAAAAAGGTTCTGGATGTCCCAAATGCGCTAATCTTTTAAACGGTTTGAATAAAAAACAAAATATAAAAACAGTACTAAAAAGATTAAAAAAGAATAATCCTAAATACAATTATTCTTTAATTACTAAAAAGGATTATGAAAACTCTAATTCTAAATTACCAATAATATGTCCAGAACATGGTATATTTTATAAAAATTTTAATATGTTAATGTATGGTTCTGGATGTCCAACTTGTGGAGGAACTAAAAAATTAACTCAGGAAGAAGTTATTAAAAGATTAAACAATATTTATAATAATACTGGCATTAAATATTCATTGGAAAAAGTTAATTATGTTAACAATAGTACTAAAATAGAACTAATTTGTCCGGAACATGGGAGTTTTTGGATAACTCCAAATAATTGTTTTATGTATGGTTATGACTGTCCGAAATGCTCTAGGACAAAAGAATCCTCCGGAGAAAAAAGAATTAGAGAATTTCTAGAATCCAATAATATAACCTTTTTACAAGAAGCAAATTTATTTGAAAAATACAGATTTGATTTTTATTTACCAGATAAAAATATTTTAATAGAATATGATGGTATTCAACATTTTGAACCAGTAGAATATTTCGGTGGAGAAGAAGGATTATTACGAACCAAAGAACGGGATAGGATCAAAGAAGAATTTGCTAAAAATAACAATATAGAACTAGTTCGAATTTCATATAAAGATTATTCAAATATAGAAAATCTTTTAAACGAGATAACTATTAATAGTTAACTATTCATGGTCGTACCATGAATAGTTTTCCTGTCGTTTAATTCCAGATAACTCTGGAACGTTCTAAAATTTATTTTATTTTGTCGAGAGAAATTGTATTAGATATCTATACAATTTCTCCGAGATTAAGGATTATAATATAATCCTTCTTTAGCACGCTCTATAAGAGCGTGCCCTAAATCTCTTAAATCAAAGAAGATTGCTCTTCTTTGATTTGGAGAATACTCATTCTCCAAACGTTTTTCCAAACGCTCTATCTCTAATGAGATAGTACGCATATCTAAACGCATGTATGGGTTTGGTCTATATTGACCTTTCCCATTTTCGTTTCGTTGAGGAACATTTCTGTTCCCACCGTTGTTGTTATTGTTCCCACCGTTGTTATTGTTATTACGGTTATTGTTATTACGTGCCATAATGGCTCCTCTTCCCCTTTATCGGAGGTATTGACTAACTCAGTATTAGAGTTATACTAAAAATTACCTTTTCAGGTAACACGTGCTATCTAACTTTACAAGACTTCATCGAGAAACTCATGATGAAGTCTTCGCATAATAACTCCTTATTTAAAGTCGAACCGGTACTCTAGGTACCCATTCGCCTCTTTGTCAATGTCATCCCAATTACTTGCACCGACCATATGCAAATGTGCATATATATCCGCACATAGGGCTTTTTTTTGCCCAACATTAAGAGATCCAACTCTCTCTTTAATAGAGGGTTCATTTATTGCAACGTACCCCCATTTAACACTTTTTTTTGTTTTTCTACTGATGCTTAAATCACCAGCAGAATTTATAACAATGTAAGTTACCTTACATTTGCTATAATCAAATATTTGTGAAATTCCCATAACGTTCCTTTCTTCCCTCGTTCAGAGGGGAAATATAAATTGGTAAAGCATTATTACCATAGCTAAAATAAACCATCCTTTCGAATGATTCAACTCTTTACTGATTATAAGATATCTATATAATAATTAACTTATTTTAAAGTCTTTTATACAAGCAAATTTTAATTAAAAGAACCAATTCTTATATAAAATCAAAAGCGATTAAAATGAAATTAGAATTAAATAAAAAATTATTATTGGAAGATTACATGCAGTATATGATGGATCATTGGACCAATGATCCAGAAGCAAATGACAAGGTTTTTGAAAAAGTTAAGAATGCTGGTACTCCAATAAATCATTATATCCAAAATGAAAGAATACTTGGTAAAGATCCAGAAGTTCAAGATGCTCCTTTCCCACCGATTAGACCACCAGTTGATCCAGACCATCCGGAAAATAATATTATATCAAATCGGTTCCCATACTTTGACAACGATTCTGTAGAAATCATTAGAAAAGGTATTAATGGAGATGTTGGTTCGATCAATCAACCATTTAGAACGAGTCATGTATCTTTGGAGCAAGGTGTTCAAAATGCTCATGATTGGCAGGTTCGTTTAGGTCAAATTGAAAATTCCGGATTTACGGGTGGGAAAAATATTCCAACGGATGGAGTAAAACAAACTTCTGCAACGGGGTTATATCAATTTACCAAAGATACTGCCACTACCGATTTAAAACGTGGGCTTAGAGATGGAATACTTCATCAAGAAACCATGCCTTGGGTTCAACAAGCTTCAAATGGATTAACTTATAATTCGCCAAGTTCGAAATTTAATATAGATGTTTCCAATCTAAATAGACAAGAGATGACCAATTTATCATTGGCTCATCAAATTGGGCATGGCAGTGGAAAATATTATTTTCATAATATACCAGAAGGTAATACAGATGCTCAGTTGAAACAGAATTATTATAAAATGCATCATACTAATCCAGATACTCAAACCATTCAAAATGCTACTAGCGTTTTTAAAACTCCGGTACAGAATATACATATTCGTCCAGAAAACGAAAGCAATTATAATTATATAAAATATTTAGCTTCTAAATAAAAGGAAATAAAAGGAAATACAATGAAAATACAAAAGGAATACAAATGCCAATGAAATTATTAAATGTGGAGAAGTTTGTAAACTCTCCAGAATCTGGTCCAAATCAAACCAGAGCTATAAAAACAGCCAAAACATTTACTAGAGATGCAAATAACGAATTAGTTCCAAATTCGGGGAGTTTTTACGATCCAGGGATTTTTGGATTCAGTTCGAGAGAAATTTTTGATCAATTCGCTTATATAAAATTAGAGGAACCAGTTCTTCATCCATTCATATATAAAAATATAGGAGTTCTTGGAGGTCTATTTAATAAATGTATAAATAGAGATATCAAATGTTCTATAGTCGATGGAAGATTAGAAGAAACCAAATCTTCGGGAGGAAACGGAATTAGTTTTATTATTAATAATTGGAATAGACTTAACTTTAATAAATATAAAAATGATAAAAATAAAGATTTTATTGATTTATTACAACGAGATAAAAAATTGATTATTATAGATAAGATACCAGTAATTCCGATAGGATACAGAAATTATTCTAATAAACATGGAATGGTCGAAGAAGACGAAATAACAGATATCTATAAAAAAATTGTAAATATTAATGAAAGTAAGGATTGGGTTAAAGATTTAGATAAAAACGAGCAAAATGAATTCGAACAGGTAATTCAAAGTATTTATAAGGATACTTCTAAAAAAGAATATGTTCAAAGATATCTAAATACCTTGTATGAATATTTTTTAGATAAATTAAATTCTAAAGATGGTTTCTTTAATGCTTCTCTATTTGGTAAACGTGTTGATAATGTTGCTAGATATGTTGCAAATGCTCAGCCAGATATTCCAGCAGATAGTGCAGCGTTTCCTTGGCAAGGGCTTTTAATAATGTTCGATGTTTTTGTAATAGCTTATTTAAATAAACCAGAGTACGAGGAAGTTTCTAAACAATTAGGAATGAAAGAATTACTTATAGATGATATTGGAAAACAATTGGAATATATTTATAGAAATACCGAGGAGTATTTAAAAACTTATCCTAATCACGAAGATTTATGGATACAACTACTTATAGATATTTTTAATGATAATCCAGAAATTAGAGTAATTACTAAAAGGGATCCTGGCTGGACTCCGGTATCTTGGTGGAGTTTTAAACCATTAATATTAACCGGAGTACAATATCAACTTATAGTACCTAGTTTAATTTATGCCCCTATCGGTGGAGATAGTTTCTCTAGTAATTATATTATTTATGAAAATGATGATGAAGTTATTTACGAAAACGACGAGATTATAATTTACTCAGACGAGAATAAAAAAACATACTCCCACTATAATAGTTTTTCGCTTTTAAAAAAATTAAGTTGTAATAATTCATTCGAAGATTTAATGTCTTTAAATGGAATAAGGAAATTGTAGATGTTAGAACAAGATAGTTATCAATCAATGTATAATGGGAAAATTGTTATACCGAAAGTTTTTATTCCACCAAAATCTTTTTTAGAATTTAAAAAATATTATAGGGATAAAATATTATCCGAAATGAAAACCAAACCTTTATCAAAGGAAACTGTCAGAAAAATAATTTTGGAAATAGTAGAAAATAAATTTGAAGTAAACTTCCCATTAAAAGATAAAAACGTAAAACAGTTGTATCAGGATTTATATAAGCATTTTCCGAACGATGTTTTTATTTGGAAATATCAGTTAATTTACGAATTTGGATTTTTTTTAAGTACTTTAAAACCAAGTTCGTTTTCTCCTGAAAGTATGATTCTTCCAGAAGAATTTAAAAAAGAAAAGGAACGCATAAAAAAAGAATTTGAAAATTCTCCTAAATTAGATGGAGATATTATTAAAGTAAATAAGGAATTAAAGGACCTCGCCGAGAAAGTAATGGATTACTATAGAAAAAATAATATTTCTGTAGCCGATTTAATTGATTCGGGTTCTAAAGGTTCGGTTGATGATATTAGAAAATTATTGCTTGGAGTTGGTTTAAGTATTAATTCAAAAGGCGAGATAAACGACGTTATTTTAAATGCTCATTCCGAAGGACTTAAAAAAACTCAATTTTTTAATTATAGTTCTCAGGGTATTGTTTCACTGTATTCCAAATCTAGAAATACAGCTAAACCTGGATATTTAATTCGTCAATTATACACCGTTTTAGAAGATCTTGAACTTTCTAAATTGACCGATTGTGGTACTAAAAAATATTTAGAAATAAAAATACCATCCGGAGAAGATGGAAAAAAATTATTACGTAATCTCAAAGGTAGAATATTACATGATGGTTCGATAATTGAGGATGACGAAGAATTTATTAATAAAAAAATAAAATTAAGAAGTGCTCTTCATTGTCAAGCTACGGATGGTATATGTAAAACATGTTATGGTCCTTTAGCAGCCGAAAATTTAAATATACGTCCTGGTAGTAAAATTGGTCAGTTAAGTGTCGCTTCGATAGCGGAGAGTTTAGTGAATTTAACTCTTAAAGCCAGTCATACTGGATTATCTTTAGATACCGAAGAAGTAGATCTCATAAAAGATATAGAAAGATATTCCAAATAAAATAAATATTTTTCTAAAAGTGTTCCAAAAGAAAATTGTATTACGAAGATTTGGAAAAAATTTTAAATGTAAGTAAAACCATACATAACAAACTAAAATAAAAAACAAGGAAAATAAATATGAAAAAAATTGATTTAGAAAAAGCAATTGCGGCTAAATTAGAAATAAGTAATAAAGAAGCCGAAAGAGTTTTAGAAGCTGTCGTTAATACTATCGTAGCTGGTGTTAAAGAAACTGGTGAAGCTCCTTTTGGTAAAATTGGAAAATTTAAATATGTAGATGTTAAAGAACGTCAAGGTACTTTAAATGGAGTTGATTGGGTAAAACCAGCACACAAAACGATTAAATTTAGTTTATCTAAATTTGGTAAAGAACTTTAATACTTTAATAAATGAGGCTTCGGTCTCATTTATTCCTGTCGTAAAATTCTCGGAAAAACATGGATAACTATGAATAGTTAACTATTAATCATAAAATCACTATAGATAACTATACAACTATTAATAGTTAACTATTCATAGTGTGTGTACTGATAGTTAACTATCTGTAGTATGTTAGTTATTTAAGAATCCTAGTTAACAGATTTTAAAATAAACTTAAAATCCGTTCTTGGACTCCCTATTTACCGGTGCTATCAGTGTTTGAATATTTAACTATTTCTTAAAAATCAGTTTCTAAAAATTTTTGACTTTTCGAAATAACTGGCTATAGTAGGTTAGTTGAGTATAGATAACTATACAACTATCAGTACACGTACCATGAATAGTTAACTATAGATAAAAACGCGCGTATTTTATATAATTCCTATAGATATTTTTTATAATTAAGGAAAAATTATGGGTAAAAAATTAACACAAGAAGAAGTCATAAAAAGATTTGAAGAAGTCCATGGGAATAAATACGATTATAGTAAAGTCGTTTATAATGGTATAAATAAAAAAGTAGTTATTAATTGTCCAGAACACGAAGAGTTTTTACAAACCCCAAATAATCATTTTAAATATGGTTGTTTTAAGTGTGGAATGAATAATTTGGGGAAACCAGTATCACAACATATAAAAGATTTTAAAAAAATCCATTTTGATAAATACGATTATAGTAAAATAAATTTTAAGAATACTATGACAAAAATAGAAATAATTTGTCCTGAACATGGGAGTTTTTGGCAAACCCCATTATCGCATAAAAGTGGGAACGGGTGTCCAAAATGCGCCAAAGAAAAACAAAGAATAGATACAAAAGAATTTTTAAATTCTTTACCGAAAGACTATTTTAATAAATATGATTACAGTAAAACTAAATATGTAAACAGGTTTAAAAAAATAGAAGTAATTTGTAAAAATTGTGGTAAATCATTTTGGTGTATTCCAAATAATCATTTAAAAGGTACGGTCGATAAAGATAATACGTATTGTCCAAATTGCTATATTAATAAAAATACTTATTCTCAAGAAAGAATTATAAAAGATTTTAAAAAAGTACATTCCGACTATGATTATTCATTAGTGAAATATATTAATACCATGACTAAAGTACAAATAATTTGTAAAAAATGTAAATGTTCTTTTTGGCAAAAACCAAACGATCATAAAATGGGAGCAGGTTGCCCAAATTGTAAACGCACCAAAGGAGAAAAAAGAATAGGAATGATTCTAGAAGAAAATAATATAAACTTTATACGAGAATATCGCTTTAAAGATTGTAAGTATAAAAATACGCTACCATTCGATTTTTATTTACCGGAATTAAATATTTTGATTGAGTATGATGGTAAGCAACATTACGAACCAGTACCCCATTTTGGAGGAGAAAAAGCCTTCCAAGAAACCCAAGAAAGAGATAAAATTAAAACAGAGTATTGTTTAGAGAACAATATAGAACTTATTAGAATACCTTATTGGAATTTTTATAATATTGAGGAAGTTTTAAAACCGGTAATAACTGGCAGTCGTGAGCTAGTTCAGAGATAACTAAAGATAAAAATAAAGGATATTTGTGAATTTAGATATAAAAGATATTATACTAAACGAAAAAGAAATTATTACAGAAGCTAAAGATATAAATTTAGCTGATCAAAATCTTATGGCCAAATACGCTAGTCCAAATGCTCCAACAATCATGAGAAGACAAGAGCAAAATAAAGAATGGAGAATGAGAGAATATTTAAAATGTAAGATGAGTCTTTGGTATTTTGCCAAGAATTACGTGGTTATTCAAGTACCAGGTGGTACCTTAAAAATTGGGGATTCTCCAGATTGGCAAAAAACGGATTTATTTGAAAAAGTTTTTAAATTGGCTCAGTACACAGATAATGTTTTATTAATGGCTTCTAGACAGCATGGTAAAACTACGGTGGCCGCTATAATTATGGCTTGGTTATTATTATTTTTTCCAAAAATTAAAATAGAAGCATTGACTCTTAAAATGAAATCTGCTTTAGATTTGATAGGAAGGATACAGCAGACAATTAACCTCTTACCAAAATGGATGCAGGTTCCTAAATCAAACCGTGGTGAAAAGGCTACTTATATAGAATTATCAAATGGTTCTAGAATTGATACCAACTATGTTTCTGGAGCTATTGATCCCGATACCGTTGGTAGGGGTATGTCTGCTCCTATAATCTATATAGATGAGCTCGCTTTCATAAAATCAATGGATGTGGTTAACGCCTCGTTACAGCCAGTAATTTCAAAAGCTAGGGTATTAGCAAAACAAAATGGGTTTCCTACTTTATTATTAGGAACCACTACGCCAAATGGTTCTGGAGATAATTTCTTTTATCAACTTTGGCAAAATGCTTGGGATTACGAAGAAATTTGGGATAATAAAAAAAATAGACCAAAAGAAGATTCCGACATTCTTTTAAATTCATCCGATGTTAAAAACAACTATTCTAAAATTCAAATACATTGGTCAGACACAGATAAAGATGAAATTTGGTATAAAAGACAAGTTCGCGAACTAAATTTCAATATGAGAAAAGTTAACCAAGAGCTTAACTTGGTATTCTTAGGTTCTCAGAGTTCTGTTTTACCAGATGAAATTATCGAACATTTTGTTCCAACTAAACCAAAATTAATTATTGATTTGGCGTACGGTGAGAAAATGGAAATTTTTGAGGAATTGGATCCAGGTAAAAATTATTTACTTGGAGTGGATAGTGCCAATTCTACTGCGGCAAAAGCCGACTTCAGTACTATGGTTTTAACAGAGGCCGAAACTGGAAGGCAGGTTGGAGAATACCGAGGAAAATTTAATGTTATTAAACGTTGGGCTGGAGTAGTTAAAAGTTGTATAGTTCAACTACAAGTGATCTTCGCCTTAACTCCAAAAAATCTTTCAGTAATTATAGAACGCAATAGTTTCGGGATTGGAGTACTAGAAGAAATTATTTATTCAGAAGCCCCAGAAAAAATAAAATTTGAATACGAAGAATTTATTTATTTCTTTAAAAAAGCTTCTGGAGAAAGAATTCCCGGAATACTTACTACCAAACAATCGAGGGAACAATATTTTAATCTTTTATTATCTTTTGTAAATACTAATCCAGATTTAATAAAGGGTAAATTATTACAAAATGAGCTTAGGGTACTCGAGCAAAAATCAAATGGTCGGATAGAAGCTGGTTCCGGAGGACATGATGATGTAATACTAGCCTTTTGTTTTTCATTGTATGTAAGGCACGAGATGATTCAAGATGGGGATTTACTTACGGAAGATACTCCGGAAGGATTGAAAATAACCCAAGGTGAAATTAATTCATATTTGAACGTTACTTTTAATACTATGGAACATGAATTTAAAAATGAAGCCAAACTTATAGCAAAAAATAAAAGTTTTGAAAATATACAAGAAATTGGAAATCACTTTACAGATAAAGATGAAGAAAAACAAAGAAGAAAAGAAATTTTAAAAGAGTTTGAAATTCCTGGTTTTACTTCTATAACCGATGACGAAGACGAATATTATATGGAAGATTATAAAATATTTTAAAAATTTAATAAAAATTGTCGAGAGAAATAATTGTATTATCTATACAATTATTTCTATGATTCTCTTGTCGTTAAAATAACGACCTTTGAACCTTTTTTGGTTTTCGCGCGAACTTTGACCGTATTTTTTTAACTTTCTTTTCTGCATAAGTACAATCGATAACTGTTGAACAGAAATCATAAATTGTGCTTTGTCTATATTTCCGTAACATATTATCTCCTTATTTACATTATATCATCCTCAAAATTTAAAAGATCTTTAATTTTATCTAATTCTTTTTTGGGTTGATTTCTTTTAAGTACCTTTATAATATTTGGATTATATTTAGTGTCTTCTAAATACTCATCCAAACATACTTCGTGTACCCAAGTACTACCACGATTACCTTGATAGACTTTTACAAAACCTATCTTTTCTAAATATTCTATTTTTCGAATATTTGAATTTTCTACAGATATTTCGGTATAACTTAGAATTTCTTCATTACTAATAAATTCTGGAGAAGGAGGATTAATATTCAAAATATAATTTATCTTCCTCCTTTGTGATTGGGTTAATACAATACGCATATCATTTCCTTAAAAGATTAGAAGCTGTTCCAACCATTACACTAGCCCCAAGAATGATCATTAATCCTACATTATATTGATTTAATAAATACTGGAGTATCATAAAACCTCCAATAAATATTAATATTTTATCTAGACTGGGCCATTTTATTTCATCGCACAACTTTATCCTCCAATTTAAAAAGATTTTTTAATCTTTGTAATTCTTTCGAACTTTTTTTAAATATTTCTAATAATATAAATAAAATATCATCATCATTTTTTATATCTGAATTATCAGGCATTCGAGAATACTCTAAATAAAAATTATGATAACAACTACTAGCCTCTATTTTATAATAGGTGTTGTTTAAACGTTTACTAAAACTTTTTTCTTTCGAATTAAAATATCCAGAAGTTATAATACTTACACGCATACCATATCGAGTGAATAAATATTTTTGTAATCTATTCACTCTCTCTATTTTAGATGGTTTCATTTTCTAATTCTTTAAGTTGTTTAGACATTCCAAAAATTTCTTCCCGAACGTCTTCCGGTTGCCAAACCTTTCCAGTAAAAGAATCTGCCATCATTTTTAGAGAATACATGCTTTTCGCATTATGGTATTTTTTAGCTAATTCTAAATTAATACCATCTTCATAATGAGCTGTATCGAATCCTATCCAATGATAAGGTGCTTCGAAAAGTACAGGCATATTAAATAATTTAACCTTCCCATTTTCATCCATTGTCATTTTACGCTCTGGGTATTTTCCATCTTGTTCAAACGTCACTCCACCATGAACTTCAATTTCCCCCTCGATACAAAAATCTTCTTTGAGAGCTGGGTGACCAGGAGGAACTCCTATATAACCATTGATGCATCCAGTTGGACCCATCATCATTTTGTATGGAAAACCTTCTGGAGTTTTACCAGATTCCATAACTAAATTAAGACTATCTTCGATAATCTTTTTTCTTTTTATCGCGTTCATTTTATTCTCCTTTTTAGAATAATTCTTTATTTATATTACATGGATAACGATGACCATGTTTTAATATGTACTTAATTTCCATAGCACATACACCTTTTTTTATTTAAATCATTTGCTAACTTTTTAACTTTTCTAAGAGCTAAAAAATTATTAATTTTGTTTTTTAAACGCTTCATCTTTTATCCTCCAAAAATTGCGGCTAAACTTTGCCACATTGATGCATCTACAATCATTGTTACAAAGAATACTCCCTCATATTTACAATTATGTTTTGTATTTAAATATAATGCTAATATTGTCGTCATATTTTATCCTTTTTAAATTTAACTTTTATATAAGAAAATAAAGAAGCTTAAGCTTCTTTATTTTCCGATAATGTTGAGAGGTTCGACCCGTCCATACTCATCTACACCACACGCTATATATAAACCAGTTTTTCTATCGATTGCCGGCGTCATACCGTTATAACTAACTATGTATATAACACCATCTGTACATAGTTTTCTAATACCTCCAAAATTAGTGGCATGTTGTTCACCCTGTACTCCCATATTAAACGCTCTTGGCGAAACCATATCTTGTTTACTTGAACAACCACTAAAGCACTAAAGCTCATAAGAGCACCTAATACGCCTACTACCATTATTATTTTTTAAAAAGTTTTCATAACTTTTTCCTTTTTTATTTTTATTTTTTTAACACGAAAAAGATGTTTAACGTCATCACTGACGAGAAGCTTTACTTACTATTTTAATAACCAAGTATACAATCACCTAAATCAATTAGGTAATCATATTCCTCTGCTAATTTTTCGGAATCCTTACATAGGAATTCCAAGTTAACTGTATAACCAGCAACTAACGATTGTTCGATGAATGCTTTACAATCATTCATCTCTTCTTTACTATTAATTAAAATTTCCATTTGGACCTTTCTTCTCCATTATCGGAGGTATTAATTAACTCAGTATTAGAGTTATACTAAACGCTATTTCTAGCAACTTGGGTTAAACTAAAACCCTAATAAAAGCTAACCGTTCTTTTATCTGAGAGTCACATCATCTAGATGACTCGAACTTTTAGGTTAGCTTTTATTAAGGTTTAAAAAAAGGC